GGCTTCCATGATGGTACGCAAACAACAGCCGACTCTACTTTAGTTAATGCGTCTACTGGTTGGACTAATGACCATAAATTATTAGACACAGCATATATCTATGTTCGTCTGAAATACGACACAGATCAGTTCGCGCAGGGCTTGCCAAACATCTCCACAGTCGTTAGAGGTAAAAAGGTTTATAACCCTGTCTCAGCGACTACAGCATGGTCGCAGAATCCCGCTCTCTGCGTGTTTGACTACCTAAAAGATACAAAGTATGGCTTGGCAGAATCGGCCTCTAACGTCAATTCAACGGCTCTGATAGCGGCTCAAAGTTTATGCGATGAGACTGTTAATTTGTCAGGCGGTGGCAGTCAACAGCGATACGTTCTGGATGGTGTTTTAGATACTGCAAATAGCCGAAAAGATAATATCGAGGCCATGTTGTCGAGCATGGGTGGTAAGTTAATCTACTCAGGCGGTGAGTATTTTATTGTCGGTGCTGAATACAACACCCCCACGATTACAGTCGATGAATCTGTATTAGTCGGTGGTATATCGGTTAAGACCAAGCAAAGCCGCAGAAGCCTCTACAATGGCGTTAAGGGCGTTTACTTAGCAGAAGAAGAAAACTATACCCTAGCTGATTATCCTTCTATAACGAGCAGTAGCTACTCTACAGAAGATGGCGATCCTATCTATCTAGATATGCCGTTGCCGTTTACGACTAATAACGTAAGGGCGCAGAGAATCGCCAAGATTGCCCTATTGCAGTCTCGACAGCAAACACAGATAACCATTCCTTGTAATCTGGCCGCACTGAAGTTTAAAGCGGGCGATAACATCATGGTTACTAACTCGCGTATGGGTTGGACTCAGAAAGTGTTTGAGGTTACTGGCTACCAGTTAGACATAACCAATGATGGCGCGATTATTGTAAATGTAGACGCAATAGAAACTGCCTCTGCTATTTATGATTGGGCAACATCCGATCAACAGGACTTTACCACTGGTGGCGAGGTTGATTTGTATGATGGCTTTACTACTCAGCCGCCTACTAATCTAACGGCCACATCTACCACTACAGTCGCATCTGATGGCACATTATTGCCTTCTCTTAGATTTACGTGGACTGAATCGACAGATGTATTTGTCACGCAATATGAAGTGCAGTATCAGCGCGGATCAGCGACTGTCGATTATGGTGAGATCACAGATTCTTATACATCTAATACAGATCAAGGATTTATTACTAATGCGACATCTATTCTATTGGATTATGGATTTATTGATGATCCAGTAGCTATTGATGAGCCTAATTATAATTCTGTATTTGTAACGACTAATCAATATGTAATTGTCGGTGTAATACCTTTTGCTAACTACAATGTACGAGTTAGAGCAATAAACAATCTTGGCGTTAAGAGTGCGTTTGTTACCTTGTCAGGATTGGCACAAGGTGATACTGATCCTTGTGGCATACCTGATAGTTTGAGTGCGGTTGGCGGGTTAAGAGAAATAAGCCTTTCGTGGGTTATCCCTAATGAACCTGATTATTCTCACGTTGAGGTTTATGAAAACATTGTAAACAACTCTGCGACTGCAACTAAAATTGCTGTGTCAGGTGGTGATAACTTTGCCCGCACAGGTTTAGGTTATAACGTACTCAGATATTATTGGGTCAAGTCGGTAGATTATTCTGGCAATGTTTCTGGCTTTTCATCGGTAGCTAGTGCGACTACTTTATTTGTTGATACTGATGCCTTTAGTCAGGCGGTGAATGATTTATTCCAAGAGGCTGGCGCTTACGGTATTGAACCTGTTTCGTCATTACCTACTACTGGAAGTTTCAACGGCCAGATTAAATACTTAACAACTACGAATAAACTTTACCGCTGGGATTCTACGACTTCTGCTTGGACTGATGACATCTTCTCTATTTCTTCTGGTAGTGTTGATCTTGCATCCTTTGCATCAGGCATAGAGCCGATTAGCATTGTTAATAGTCTGCCTAACCCATCAGGATATACTGGTGCGAATTTAGTATTCCTGACTACTGATTATAAGTTGTACCGATACAACGGAAGTGCATTTGTCTCTAGTATTGCGGCTGGTGACATCTCAGGCACTATCGGATCGGATGTATTCCCTAATAATTTAAGACCAGTAGAGATTGTTTCTACACTGCCGACTTCAGGTAACTTTCAAGGTCGGCAAGTATTCCTTACATCTGATAATAAGCTATACAGATATAACGGAACGTCATTTATCGCAAGCGTAGCAACTAGCGATCTTCAGGGTCAGGTTGCCAGTACGCAGATCAGCGACAACTCAATATCTACCGCTAAGATACAGGCAGACGCGATTACTGCAAATGAAATAGCAACGGGTGCGGTCACTGCTGATGCTGTTACGGCTGGTTCTATTAGTTCGGCCGCTATTGCGTCTGATGCCATTACATCAGATAAGATCGCGGCAAATGCTGTAACTGCTGGTGCTATTCAAGCAGGTGCTGTTAGCACATCTGCTTTAGCGGCTAATGTGATTACATCTGACAAGATAGCGGCAGGTGCTATACAAACATCAGACTTAGCGGCTAACTCTATTACTGGTGGTCTTATTGCGGCCGCAGGTGTAATTACAAACACCGCTCAAATCAGCAACGGTGTTATTAATGCGGCCAACATTGCAAACCTTGCAGTTACTCAAGGTAAGATTGCTAATTTAGCGGTTGATACTTTGAAGATTGCAGATGCGGCTGTATTTGTTGAAGAAACAGCATCATTGGCATCTGGATTTGGTATATCCCCTGCGGATGGATGGACTACAGTGGTATCTAAAAGCATTGTTCTTAGTGATTTGTCTGCATCATCTGCTGTAATTATCAATGGTATTGTTCAAGCTACAAATGTATCTGCGGCTGGTGAATTCTTTAACTATAGGATTAGACGAGGCACTACTGTCTTAAAACAGTTTGAAGCATACATTATGGCAAATTATGCCCTTAATGAAACATCTGTAATCCCGCTTTTATATGTAGACACTCCAAGTAACGGGACATTTACTTATGAAATTCAGGCCAGAGATCCATCAGGTAGCGGGTCTACTGATACTATGTATGTTGATTTAGGGATCATATCAATAGGGGCGGCTAAACGATGAGCAAATATATTATTTATGCTTCAGATAATGGCATTATAAAATCTGTAATTACTACTGGTGGCGATCCTAGAAATGATGTTCCTGATGGTCATGACTATATTGAGTGTGATGACTCTACCGAAGGAATGGCAGTCGATATAAAAACTAAAATGCTAGTACCAGCAGAGTTTGAATTGCCATTTGTTTTAACTGATGAAGGTAAACGCAAAAGAAAACGCAATGCACTTTTAGCAGAATCAGATTGGACTCAATTTGGAGACAGCCCATTAACCGACAAGAAAAAGGCAGAATGGGCAACGTACAGGCAAGCGTTAAGAGACTTGCCACAAGAATTTCCTAATGCTATTTCAAATGATGATATAATTTGGCCTACAAAGCCGAGGTAACGAAATGACGACAGCAGTACAAAGACGCAGAGGCACAGCCACAGAGCATTCATCCTTTACAGGATTAGAAGGTGAGATTAGTGTAAATACTACTAACGAATCCGTACACGTTCATGATGGATCGACTGCTGGCGGCTTTGAATTAATGCGAGCAGATGGCTCTAATTCATCTATTGCGCTGGGAGATATATCAGGCGTTACTGCTGGCACTGGATTATCAGGTGGCGGCACTAGCGGAGATGTGACTTTAAATATTGATTCTACAGTTGCTACCCTTGATGGCACGCAGACGTTTACCAATAAGACGCTAACCAGCCCGATCCTAAACACCCCCACTATAGGCACATCGTTTACCATCGGTGGCGCGACTATTACTGAAGCAGAGTTAGAGATTCTTGATGGCGCAACTTTAACGACTACAGAATTAAACTACGTTGATGGCGTTACTAGTTCTATCCAAACCCAGATAGATGCCAAATCTCCATTAGCATCGCCTAGCTTTACAGGCAATATTACTGGTGCTGGCAATATCACTTTAAACGGTACAGGTTCAGCTAAAGTGCCTAGTGGCACAACAGCCCAACGTGACAGTAGCCCTGTAGATGGAATGTTCCGCTACAACTCTACTACTGACGAGTTTGAAGGCTACAGCGATGGCTCTTGGGGTTCTATTGGTGGTGGCAGTTCTAATCTAAACATAGACACTATGACAGGTGACGGTAGCGACACTACTCTTACTTTATCTATAGACCCTACAGTAGAGAATAACACTCAGGTCTATATAGATGGTGTCTACCAGAACAAAGATACTTACAGCGTTAGTGGTACTACCTTAACATTCTCCACTGCGCCTCCAACTGGCAGTGCTGTGGAAGTAATGACTATAACGCCTACGACTCTTAATGTTGCTGGAGATGGCACTATTACACCTGCCAAGATTGCGAGTGGTGATTTTTACTTTGATACTGATACGCTCTACGTTGATGCGACTAACAATAACGTAGGCATAGGGACTAGTTCGCCTACTTTTTCTAGTGGTACTTATGGTGGCCTTCATGTTCATGGAAGTAACGGGACATCATTGCGAATGACTAATGCCGCATCAGGGCAGACTGCTTCAGATGGTTACGAAATATTATTAGACCCTACAAGTAAAGACACGCTTTATGTAAACAGAGAAAGTGCTAACCAGAGGTTTTACACTGGAGGCTCAGAACGCCTACGCATACTCTCCACAGGCGGCATAACCTTTAACGGTGACACTGCACAGGCTAATGCGTTAGATGACTATGAGGAAGGTACGTTTACGCCAATGTTATCAAGCAACTTTACAGGAACATACGCACATCGTGTTGGGACATATACTAAAATTGGAAATATGGTGCATTTTTCTATGTTCGTTGCTCTATCCTCTGGTGGCGGCAGTGGTAGTATAGTTGTTGAGGGGCTTCCTTTTGCGAGTGGAAGTGGCGGACAAAGGTATCACGCATATCAAGGGTGGACAAACAATTTCTCAGCTAACGGGTATGTACAGTTTTTACATGGTGCAGGAGTAGATACTCTTAGCCTTTATAAAATAGTTTCAGCAGGCGCTTCACAAGCAAGTCAAGTCTCTGATATGGGTACGTCTGGTAATTTTATTTTATCAGGAACATATACAACAGGTTAACAACCATACGCCTAGTGGAATCTAGGCACAGACAGGAGCAATACAATGGCTTTAGAAAAAGTAATATCAGAAGACAAGATTGAAATAGTAGGCGACTACAAGACAGTACAGGTACGCACCAAGACTGCTGTAATGGAAGATGGCGTAGAGTTATCGTCAGGCTACCATCGCCACGTTATAACCGCAGGTCAGGACTACAGCAACGAGTCAGCGGAGGTACAGGCTATCTGTGCCGCTTTACATACAGATGCAGTTGTTGCGGCTTATCAGGAATCCCTAGCACAAGCGGAGGTGTAGGTTATGGCTTTAACAAGAGTAAGCAGAGGGTTGCTGAGTACCAGTATTGTTGACAACGGCAATGCCACTGCAATCACTATTGATTCTTCAGAGAATGTGGGCATAGGGACTAGTTCGCCTAGTTCACAGTTAGAAGTGCAAGATGCAAATGGCGTATCCTTAAAGTTCGGTGAT